TTAGACATTAATGATAAGCAAGATAAAAGAGTTTATGATTTTTTAAAAGGCCATCCTTTAATGAGTGGTAAATTTGCAATAGAAGATCTAAGGGCTAATGAAGAAAAGAATGCTGAAGGTGCTTTAAAAAGTGCAGAAGCAATTACTAAAGCTACAGAGTTAAATATGAATTCTATGAAAGATCTAGCATTATTAATGGGAATGGATCTTGATTTAGATGACACTATGCTTAAAGCAAAAATAATTCAATTTTCTAATCAATCACCAGAAAAGTTTTTATCATTAGTAAATGATATGGATCAAGAGTATAGAATATTTTTAAAGAAAGCTGTCAATAAAAAGGTTCTGACTAATGTAAATGGTGTTTGGAAACATGGTTCACTTAATATTGGATTATCAGATGATCAAGCGATTGTTTGGTTAAAAGAAAATGCTGATATCTATGCTTTACTTAGAAGACAATTAAGAACTGGCAAACCAGTTGTTGAAGAAGCTCCTGTAGTTGAAGAAGTAGCTGTTGAAGAAACACCTCAACCACAAACAATGTCTTCTGGTACTATTAATCAA